CACATTCTCAGAATTAAAGAAAACGCGCATTAGGCTTGGCAGCATGGCCGAGACAGTGTCCCGCACCTCCATGGCCACCACCTTGCTGTTGCCTTCGACCTCATTGCCGAATAAATCACCGCGATAGTATTCAGTCCCCCTGGCGCGTGTGGGGGACAGATCACTGTCCACATAACTCACCGCATCGGTCAGGTCTTGCGTGATGATGCTTTGCAGCTCTGCATCATCCATTGGCTCGGTGGCTGCAATGTCGGTATTGATGGCACTGGTGATGTCTTGCTCGTTCATGGGAATCCTTTTGTGTGGCTCAAATCAATTCTAATTGTGAACAAACAGAATATGCGGTAGTTTTACCACCAAAAGCCTTGGGTCGTCTAATAGGATGTCTTCAAAATAGCTTGCATCTCCAGCATAACCTTTGTCCCGAAATCCAACTTTTTTAGCTTTATCTGTCTTCACAATTGCTGCGCTTATATCAATTGAATTGCGCCTAAAACTTGTTTCAAAATAAGAATAAGGTGGCAAATCTCGCCCACCAGGTCGGTTGTGGGAATGCACCATGTCAAACAAAATGACATCAGGCTGCCCAGTGGCCACGTTCAAAATCTCTACCGCCCTGGGGATAAAGTAATTATCCGCATTGGTCAGCAGCAAATAATCGCCCGTGGCCTGCTCAATCCCAATCTGCCTTAAAGAATGCCCGTAATCGTTAAATCTGGACTCTGTACAAAAATACTTGATTTTTTCTGACATCTGTTTGGCCAGTGGCTGCATCGCCTTTTCAAACTCTGTGCTTGGCCCATCGTGAATGACTGTAAGCCGCCAGTTGTCTGCGCTCTGATTTATCCATGACTGCACAAACACCCGCATTTCATTGGTGCGCTCATAAGCCACCGCAAACACATCAATCAAACCAGGCACTCGCATATTCGGGTCTGTTTTCTCTCAGCCATGGCAGCGCATCCTCATGCAGTTTTTGCGCATTAAAGCCAATGGTGTTTGAGCCAATGTGGTGAACGTAACTTGCGCTCACATAGTGGCCATAGCCTTTTTTGATTAAGTCCATACAATGCACATCATCGCTGTACCAATTCAGAGGGGGAAACTTTGCCTCTTCAAATGCATCACTTGATATCCATGCAAATATGGGGCTGATCACTTGGGCCAGTTTGATGTGTGACTCAGACGGGAATTTGTAAAAGTTTAGCTTTTCACCTGGCTCACTGACCCGCACATTCTGATCAGGTGGGGCTGCATCAGTCCTCGATGCCACCCACCCAGCTTTGTAGCTGTTCATGGTCCTGACAATGGCCACATCTTCCATCAGCACCTTCACGCTGGTAGGTGTCAGCACTACATCGTCATTGGCCACAATGCATGATGACCAGTCTTTCATGGCCGCTTCAATCACTTCGTTATAGTCTTCGCCAAAGTTCCTTGGCTGGCCAAAGATTTTGTAATCGGCATCAAAATGTTCAATGACAGACTCTGGGCCGCGCAGATAAACCGGACACTCTGGCGCGTATTGCCGGATTGACTCCAGCAATACGGCCAGACCATGACCCTTGACAGTGGCAATGACAATTGGACAAATCATTTCTTGGCCTTGTTTCTCGCAGATATTGCAGCCGCCTTGGCCTTGGCATCGGCCTTGGAGCTTGCGCCCCATGCCTTCAGACTCAGCAGCAGCCGTGTCGGCTCACCGCCCTTCATCTCAGGACCAGGCATATTGCCCATGCGTGCCAAGAATGATGCGCGCCTTGGGTTGTCGCCAGACTTGACTGGCGCTTTCAAGTTCATGCCATCGGCCTTCGCACTGGCCCGACCCTTGGCATTTAAGCCGCCAGAGGGTGACTTACCCTCTTTACGCTGCCAAGCCGGAGTCTTCATTTCTTTGGCTTCTTTGCAGTCTTGGCTGCGGCTTTGAAGTCAGCAGCTGATGGAGCGCCTTTAGCCCCAGGCTTTCGCATTTTCTCGCCAGAGCCAGTCTTGATACGCTCACGCTTGGCTGCGATATTGGAATACAAACCTTGTTTCATTCCTCTTCTCCCTCTTCATAGTTTTCAGATTCTTCACCTTCTTGCTCACCAGTGTTCGGTCCACCGACCACCCATGCATCGCAAGTTCTGCTGGCTGCACACTTGAAATCAAAGATTTCGCAGTAACCCAAATCGGCCAACTTGATCGTTCCCCATGGGTCTGCTTCCATGCCAATGCCTTGGGCAATGCACTCTTTGATGTTGTCAGACACGTTGAATGCCGCGCAGTTACCGCACAGAGACTGCTTTGCGTCATCCATGCTCACATCCCACTGGTCGGCCTTCTTGCGCCAAAAAGCCTCATTAGGCAGCTTGGGATTCTCAGGACCATAGCCTGCGCTGGTGATTGCCTTGGCGCGGTTTTTTAGGTTGAGGGTAATGTCTTGCGTGGGCAATGGGCAGTTCTCACCGCCTTCCATTTCCTCACCCTCTTCTCGGTCCATGACCTGGCTCATGGTGCGCTGTAAAGTAGCCATTACTTTTTACCTTTGTTCTTTGCCGTGCGCTGACCGCGCATGGGCAGTTTTGCCTCAGACATTGCAATGGCAATGGCCTGTTTAGGATTCTTAACAATTTTGCCAGTGCCACCGCTGTGGAGCTTGCCAGCCTTGTACTCGCCCATCACTTTACCAACCTTCTTTTGCGCTTTGGTCATTGCTTTCATGGATATCCTCCTGGTTGAAAAAAATAGTTGGGCGGAATTTTTTCGCCCAGCTCTTCTGGCATCAATTATGCAACCCGCGACAAGTTTCTGCGCAGGGGTTGCGACCACTTATTGCTTCCACCTGACCCGTACATTCCCATGATCGCATCACTGGCAAAGGTCAGGACAAAGGCATCAGCCTTATCGGGACTTGGCAGGCCGCGCCTCTTGATCTCATCTTTCCCCTCAATGGCGATCTTGCCGTTGCTGGTAAAACTGTACCTGACAGTGGCCAGCTCGTTGACCAGCACATCATCCCTTGGCATCTTGCAGTCTCGCGCCTCAAGCCAGGCTCTGGCCCTGTACCAAAGCTCGGCTTTCAGATTCCTGTAAGTCCCACCCATCGCGGGGGACTCGGACACATTGATCCCTCTGGCTGGCAGGCCCAGCTCCCGCAGCCGATCCACCACCCCTGCTCCAAGGCCAATGCTATCCACCAGAATTTCTTTCGGCTGCTGACTCGGTGGCAGCGCCTGGTACTCGGCCACCACCGCGCCAGTCAGTTGCATCAGGTCCAGATTCTTCCAAGTCTTGATATTCTCAGTGACCGCATTGCCTTGGCGCTTGCATAGCGCTGATCTGTCCGATCCAAACCTTGCCACATCCAAGCCCCAGATCATGGGCGCGTACTCGCTTGGCGCAACATCCCGATTCAAAGCACTCTCCAGTAAGTCCATGGCAATGACAGTGTCGTCATCGCCCTTGGGAAACTCACCCACCACCCTGATCCGGTAGACGTTACTCTCCTCACCATAGCGCATGGCCATCTCTTTGACGTACTCATCCGACACCCTTGGGCTATCGAGACAGCTCACTTGAAACGTGGTCCACTCATCTGCCAGGCGCGTGTGGGTGTCATAGAAAAACCCACTGGACCTGACTGGATTGCCCAGCAATAGCGTCACCGCGTTGTGCCCAGACATCGAGCCAGCTGCCGCCTCAAACACTTGCTCTGGCACACCAGAAGCCTCATCGGCCACCAGCATCACATTCTCTGAGTGAATTCCCTGCAAAGCCTCTGGCTGCTCTGCCCGACTTGTCCTGGCACTGATAAACATCTCAGTCGGTGCAGCATTAAATTCAATCCTCTCTTGCTTAACAGTCAGCAACCCCTGCAAAGGCAAAGGCATCGCATTGATCCACCTCTTTAGCTCCGCAAACATCGCGTCATACAGCTGAGAGCTTGTCGGTGCTGTCACCACCACCTTGACTGGACTCCTGGTCATAAAGTACCAGAGCATGGCCCAGCTGCTGGCCGTACTCTTTCCCACTCCGTGGCCACTTCTCACACTAATCTTCCTGTCCCCCCAAGCAATCGCCCCAAGAAACTT